GCCAAAGCAGCACAGCAGGATATCGCCAGGCTGTGCGGAAGGCAGGGAAATCCTGTAAAAACCAGTCGCCTCCATATTGTCCAGGTAAAGGTTCTGACCGTTGCGCCACCAGTCATCCTCACGCTCAAAATCCGGCATATCAATTCCCGCCAGATGGTAGGCATCCCGGAACAGCGTGTAACAGTCCGTCACCCCGTGCTCAAAGCGCCGTCCTGTCAGATGTGGCACACAGCGGAATTTATGAATTTCCCCCCGGCAGACCAGCCACCAGAACAGTGCACTTTTTATCTGCAGCCGCCGGTCGGCCTCGCTCAGCCAGGGCAGACCACCGGGATGACTGTGGACCAGTGCCACAATCTCCCCCTGCATCTCTGCCCGCAGCCAGTCTTCCGGTGCGATACGAAAATACGCCTCCGGCTCTGCAGAGATATTCACACAAGGGATATACCGTTCCCCCTCCGGCGTGCTTATCACGAAGCCGCACGACTCCGCAGGCGCACACCGCCGGGCATGCGCCAGAATCGCTGATTCAGTCTGTGTCATAAAACAGGATTTACTGCGAAAGTTTATTGATGGAAAGGAAACCGCCAAAATTGACCGCCATGCCGCGCATCTCACACCCGCGCATGCATTTACTGCATCTGTCCTTCCGGATATCCGTGGTGGGTTTATCGAACTCATCCGCCACAGCCCCGCCCGTGTAACCACACTCATCAGAGCGGTAGGTCCACATACAGGTGTTCGCCAGCATGATACGACCGGGAAACAGCGCTCCGTCCGTCTCGGTCGGTGTGGCCAGCACAAACGAGGCCGTCATGGCTGTCAGCTGCGACATCTGCTCCACCACCCAGCGGTCGCTCAGCTCCTGCTCCGGGTCCGCTTCCGGATTGCCCGCCACAAAATTCACCGCATCCAGAAAACGGGCATACACCCGGCGGCGGACCACCGTGGCCCCCCACCAGGCTCTGCAGGTCCTCCGCCATCCCGGTGACCAGACCAAACAGATTGGACACCGTCAGCGACGGTCTGGCACTGCTGCCCTTCCCGTTCATCTCAAAGCCACTGCCGTCAATCGGGTATGCCTGATATTGCCGCCCCTGCCAGGTGACCGCCTCCCCTTTTTCATTCAGCTCATTGCAGAAAAAATACCGCTCACCACCCTGTACCGTCAGGTCGATTTCCCAGAGTACCACCCGCGGTGACTGCTCTGATTTAACCGACTCGTTCAGACTTTCTTCGTGAATATCCTGCATCAGTTCACCACCTGCTTAAACTCGGCACTGAATTCAACCCGCAGCATGCGAACCCGTGATGACCAGGCGGCACAGGTCACCTTTATCTGCCGCTAGGCATAAGGCGGTGTCCACAGAAACGCCTTCCAGCCACCGTGCTCTGCCAGGAATGCCTCCAGATGTCGGGCCTCCTCCCGGGTCACGGAAAGCGTCACACGGTATGTTTTCAGGTCAGCATTCAGCCCCGCCGCCATACGCTGCGAATACCCGTCACCAAAACGCACTTCACGCACCGATGGCTGCGAGTTCACCTCCATATCCGGCTTCACTTTCCAGCGAAATGTTTTCATCGCCTGCCTCCGGAAAAGACGCCGCCATCACGCATCTGCGCCTGAATCTCATCCTGCGCCCCCTTGCGGGCCATGTCATACACCGCCTTCATCAGCTGCGGCCCCGCCTGTCCGTTGGTGCCGTCGTTCTGAATCACCACGTGATTGTTCTGATTAAAATTAATGCCTTCCGTCCGCCGCATCTGCGCCGGACTTCCGGCACCGCCGACATAACCGCCATCCGCATACCCCCGCATCAGACGGTACAGGTTGCCGACACCAATCCGGCTGGTTGCCTCCTTCGTGAAGACAAATTCACCACGGTGAACAATCCCCGCTGGCTCATATTTGTCGCCGGTTCCCGTAAATCCTCCGGTTGCAAAATGGAATTTCGCCGCAGCGGCCTGAATGGCTGTACCGCCTGACGCGGATGCGCCGCCACCAACAGCCCCGCCAATGGCACTACCGATACTCCCGACTATCCCCACCATCGCCTGCTTCAGAAAAATCTCTGTCAGCATGGAGAGCACAGAACGGGTGAAACCACGCCAGTTCTGTTCGCTGCCGGTCAGCATCGCTGCCATATTCTGTGCAATACCGTCAAAGGTCTGCGTGGCCACGCTTTTAACCTGCGAAAAACTGTCCGTCGCACTTTCTGCCCACTCGCCCCAGCCGGACTTCAGACCGGCCATCCAGCTTCCACGAAGCTGCTCCTCCGCAGACCAGGTGTTCTTCAGTGCAGATGTGGCCTTCGCCAGCGCATCCGGATTATCACCGTACACGTCACGAAGGCGCTGCTCTTCCGACTCCCGCTGCGCCTGACGGTCGGTGAGGCCGCGGGCTTTTGCGCTGATGGCTGCCTGCTTCGCGCTCTGCTGCTGTTCAAACCGCGCCGCCTGCTGTGCCAGCTCATTCAGCCGTTTCTGGTGTTCAACCTTGTCGCCAAGCTCAGCCAGCTGGCGTTTGTACTCCAGCGTCTCTTTCTCATGGGCCAGCAGGGATTTTTCCTGCTCAGATAACTGGCGTTTCGTGGCAGCCTCTTTCAGGACCGCATACTGATTTTCCGCTTTCCATAAATCGCGACGCTGCTGGCTGATTTTCTCATTCGCACCGCTGTGTTTTTCCAGCGTCCGGAGCTCGGTTTCAAGCGCCAGCAGGGCTGCATGCGCCCGGTCTTCCTGGCGCTCACCGGCAGACACCTTCACAGCAGATGGCTTTTTCAGCGTCGACTCATAATCCTTTTTCGCCGCCGCCATCAGCGTGTTGTAATCCGCCTGCAGGATTTTCCCGTCCTTCAGTGCCTTGTTCAGTTCTTCCTGACGGGCGGTATATTTCTCCAGCGGCGTCTGCAGCCGTTCGTAAGCTTTCTGCGCCTCTTCGGTATATTTCAGCCGTGACGCTTCAGTATCGCTCTGCTGCTGCGCATTTTTGTCCTGTTGACTCTGCTGTTCAGCCTTCTTTCTCGCGGCTTCAAGCGCAAGACGGGCCTTTTCACGATCATCCCAGTAACGCGCCCGCGCTTCATCGTTAACAAAATAATCATCCTTGCGCAGACTCCAGATGTCGTCCGCTTTCTTAAACGCAGCCTCTGCCTTAATCAGCATCTCCTGAGCGGTATCAGGACGACCAATATCCAGCACCGCATCCCACATGGATTTGAATGCCCGTGCTGTCCTGTCTGCCCAGGTCTCTAGCGTACCCATGTTCTCTTTCAGGCGGCGGGTCTGGTCATCAAATCCTTTCGTCGCGGCCTCGTTCGCCGCCTGCAATGCCCCGGCTTCATCGCCGGAACGCTGCAACTGAGCAACATACGCAATCTGCTCCGCCGTCACGTTATGGAACTGGCGTGCCATCGCTGTCAGCCCTGACGTCGGGTCTGTGGTCAGCTTCCCGAAGGCTTCAGCGACCTTGTCCACCTCCACGCCGGATGCAGAGGAGAAACGCGCCACACTCTGGCTGATGGATGCAATCTGAGCCTCACCGCTTACTCCCGCCTTAACCAGTGCGCTGAGTGACTCGCTGGTCTGGTTAAACGTCAGCCCTGCCGCCTGCCCGGCTCTGGACAGGACCAGCATACGATCTGCCGTCAGACCCGACTGATTGCCGGAAAGGACCAGCGTTTTGTTGAAATCGGACAGGGTTGAGTTGCCCTGATACCAGGCATACGCCAGCGCACCTGTCGCCACCGCCAGCGAGGTGACCCCGACCATCGGCAGGGTGATCGCACCGGCAAGCCCCCTGAACATGGGGATCATCCCGCCGAAGGAGTCCTTCACCTGACCGCCCTGTTGCAGCAGGATCAGCCAGGGATTCTGACCACCGGCAAGCTGCGTGGCGATATCCGTAAACTGTGCGGGCAGGGTTCGCATGGCCGCTTTATACTGCCCGACGGAAATCCCGGCTTTTTGTGCAGCCAGCGCCTGACGACTCAGGTTCTGCTCAACGACACCGGCGGTTTTTCTGGCGTCAGTCTCCAGTCCGGAAAAATGACGCCTTACCCGGCTCATCTGCTCATCGAAACGGACCGCATCCAGACTCAGGTCAATAACAAGATCACCAACCGGCTGGGACATATCTCACACCTCCGGAAATCCCCGCTGAAGCCATCATTAATGCGGCATCATCCACCATGACATCCGCCACATCCGCAGACGATAAAATCTCACGCCCACCGTCCCCACCAAACCGTACGCCTCCGGCAAGTCCTGCCGCTTTCTGCATCAGCATTTTTTCCTCATCCGGCATCTCCGTCTGCGCTTCCTCACGCCGGGGGGCAAGCAGACTGAAATCAGAGGGATGCATATCCGGATCGCAAAAAAACAGGCTGAGTACGGCGTACGTCAGCCCGGAAAAATGCATATCCAGTTGGGTATCGAGAAAATAATGCGTACGGTAAAAATGTCGCCAGTCGGCATATTCGGTGGATGTCATCCCGGCAAGCATGGCGCGCCAGTCAGGCCTCCCCATCTCACGCGCCAGTCTGAGGGCAAAATTCAGCTCGCCGTCGAAGACTTTCCCGCAGAAAAATCATCATCAGTCAGCGCGTTATTTTTCGCCACTTCGGTGCTGTCAGTATCCGCATGAACAGCCCCGCTCATCCCGGACAGACACAACACCACATCTTCCGCCCGGGCAATGGCATCCGCAGGCCAGGTGGTGAGCACCTCCTGTTCGATCTGCATCACAGCCTCATTCATTGACGGTGATGCCGTTTTCTGCGGATGGTTATGCCACAGGGACATCGCCACCAGAAACGCGCCGGTTCTGACGAGATCTTCCACGCTTACCTGCAGGTTGCCGCTGGATTCTGCCTGTTCTGCACGCCGTTTCAGGAGGGCAAGATGCTCAATACGCTGCAGCGCAGACAATTCGGAAAGC